CTCGATGGAGCTGGTCAGCGCTTGTGAAGTGCCACAGCAGCGGGAAGCCAGGGTCAGGCAGGAACAGGCGGGTCGGGAACGCTACGCCAGGCCCGGCCGGCAAAACAGCGGCGTTCATTTCGTCCATTGCTGCGGTTTGTGGCACGTCAGCGAGCTTGTAGTCGATCTCGAGCGCTGTCGGGCCGGCGTCGTCGTCGTACGGTTCGGCACCTGCACCAGCGCCAAGCGTCGGGAGCTGCACTTCGCCGTAGGTGCCCGACCAGTACGTCTCGATAAAGTCTGCAAGGCCGGTTGTGGTGCCGGTGACGGTGCGGTCAACGATGGCTGTGCGGCCGCCAATGCTGAACGCGTCAGCGACACTCAAACGCACTTTCGAGTTGATGCCGTCGTCGACCAGGTCAAACCCGACAATCATCCCAGCGAACAGATAGGACAGGATGCTGGTCGGGTAGGTGCCGACCGTGATCTCGATCGCTGCTGAGAACCAGTCGACGTCAGAGTAGGTGCCGCCGTTATAAGGCGTGTAACGGCCATCCTGATTGTCGAGCTCAATAACAGCGTTGCCTCGGCCCATCTGGCCGGCTTCGGCGACCTGTTCGATGCTAAAACCAAGAACCGTTCCGGCGATGTCGTTGCGGTTGTTGACGTCCTCGAGCAGATAGATCGAGTAGTCGGGCCAGGCCACGGCTAGAACCTTGCGCCGGACGTCGTGACCGGGATCGCGCCTCGCCGTCGCTGGAAGTCTTGCAGGGCTCGCACGACGTCGTCGCCGTTGCTGCCGGCAGGCATGTTCACGGTGACGTTGATGTCGCCGCCGCCGCCCATTGCGTGATTCGGCACGATGTTGCCTGCAGTGTGAGGCACGAATAGTTCTGGGCCACGTTCGCCCACGATGTAGGGAAGGTTGGCACCTACTGGCCCGCCATTAGCCATGCCGGGAGGACGAAAGCCACCAGACATGATTGCACCGAATACGTCACCAAAGGCACTGCCGCCAGGAATCAGATTGCGCAAAGCAATCAGCACGGCTTTGCCGTTTTCCCGAATGCCCATCACGATGCCGACAATCAGACGTTTGCCGATCTCTTTTGCTTCGTGACCGATAACCACTGACATTTCAATAACGAGGTCACGCAGCGCCCTCAAAGCATCTGGTGCAACGTCGACGGTCCAGTCAACAAAAGCGTCTGCCCAGCGGCCCAGTGCATCGTTGAGCGCTGGCGCACCAGTGGTGATGACCCATTTGCCAATTTCAATGAGCAGGTCGAGCAGCTCACGCATCAGCGGCGGAATTATAGGTGCGACCCACTCAAGAAACGCCGCTGCCCATCGGCCAAGCGTTGTGACGATCATGTCAAGGCCGTCTTGAACAAACCAGTTCGCAAACGCTGCAATTAGGTCGCCGAGCTCGCGAAGGAATGGCGGGATGAGCGGCCCAATCCAGTCGATAAACGCGTTTGCCCATTCGCCGAGCTTGTTGATGATGACGGGCAGGGCGTCGTTGATGAACCATTTGCCGAAGTCGACGAGGAGGCTGCCGAGCGCTGAGAAGAACGGCGGCCCGACTCGCCTGATCCAGTCAACGAACCCTCGTGCCCACACTCCGAGCTGCGTGCGAATCTCTGGCCATGCCAACCTGACACGTTTTGACACGTTTGAAATGACGCCGCCCAGGCCGTCCTCCTCAAACACTTCGATGAGCTCGACGACGATGTCAGCGGCTTTGGCGAACAGCGGCAGCAGTTTGCGGGCGAGGCGCTCTTGGAGCTCGCCGAACGCTGCACGCAGCCGGTTTTGGGCTGCGGTGAGTTTGTTGCCGCCGGCAGCAAACGCTTCCTGAGCATCGGTCGATTTCTCAAGGATTAGCGCCTGCGTTGCGAGCGCTTTGTCCTGAGCGGTGATGGCTTCTCGGCCTTGCTCTTGTGCGATCGTCAGGGCACGCTGATCGACCTCGGCCTGATTGATCGAGATGCCGAGCGACTTGAGCGAGTCACGTTCGCCGAGCAGCGCCTTGGACAGGATCTCGGCGGTTTCTTCGACGCCTCGCTGCCCGCCGGACCATTCCGACAACGCACCAGCAAGGCCGATGATCTCGGTCGACATGTTGGCGGCTTCGTCAGCAGTGAACCCCATCGGCTTGAGCAGGTCGCCGGCGTTAGCAGCGAGGCCGGCCGCCTGGGTTGCTGTGAGGCCCATGCGGGCAGCGACCTCGTCGGCCCAGCCCGTAACCGTTTCGAGCGAGTCGCCTGAGAATACGGTGCCGATCTTCTGGTCGAGGGCGGTGAGTTCTTCGCCGACGTCGAAAAGCTGTTTGCCGACAACGACGGCCAGGCCGCCGGCCGCAGCGCCCATGACACCGAAGCCTTTGACGACGTTCGCCGAAACAGTGCCGACTTTGGCGCTGAATTTGCCCAGCTTGTCGCCTGCTTCGCCGACAGCACGCTTGAACTTTTTAGCGTCGCCAAGAATTGCGACGTTGATGACGCTCGAACCTGCTGCCATGTCGCAATCCTAGAACGTGCGCCGGATGATGGCCCGGACTTCGTCGTTGTATCGGTCGACTACCTGCTGGCGGCGGTCGTCGAGGGCTTCGTACAGGAACGGTTGCGGCCTGATACGGCCACGGGTACGGCTGCCAGGGTCGCCGAAGTGGATACGGCCGGCGTAGGGCACCGAGGTCGGGCCGCTCTTTCGGTTGTTGCCTGCACGAACTCGAGCAGCAGTCTTTGTGCCGCTGCCACGCACTGAGTTACGCAGCCGGCCGCTACGCACCGGCGTTTTGGTCTTTGCCGTGCCTGCGACGTCGTCAGCGAGCTCTTTGTGCAGGTCTTTCAGGTCGGTCATGTCGTCGCCGACTTCACGAAACTTGCGCCGCAGCTCCCTGCCGCCCTCGACTCGGACTGCGGGTTGTGCCATGTCAGCGCCTCCGTGCTGCTTTCTCTTGCGCCTGGTGACGCTCTTTCAGGATTGCCTGCAACGCACGAATGACGGCCGGGGAAGCGTTCTCAAGCTCGCTGATCGGTTGTCCGGTAGCGAGTGCCAACGACGCTATGCCGTAGGCGGTTCCCCTTCGGCTAAAGGGGTGTCGTTGTCGCTGTCGAACTCGATGTCGACAAGCGTGTCTCGGAACTTTTCCCAGGTCGGCACGGTGAGCCCGGCGTGCCGGCGTGATTCCCACGCCAGCCACGCCACATGCTCGATTTTCGTTTGCTGCAACGCCTCGATGGCGCTTGGCAGGTTGAAGTACCGCTCCAGCTGGAGCAGCGTGCCCATCGTGGGTTTGCTTGTGACTGGCTCCGTCTCGTCGGCCAGTCGGGTTGAGATGGAGAGGTCAAGCATGTCAGCTGGTGGTCACCGTGACTGCGCCGGACAGCGGCCAGGTCACCGAAACGGTAGCCAGGTCGGACACGCTGCCGTCGATGATGGGCAGCTCGGTGACGAGGGCCGAGGCGGAGTGCTTCGGGTTGTCAGCTGCGACTGCGGCGCTGGTCGGGGTCATTTCGACGGTGGTCGTGGTGCCGAGCAGCGGGTACAGGGTGGCGTACACCGACGACGCAGCGAAGTCCTGGTGGAACTCGATCGACACGCTGCCGTCCTTGAGTCCACCGATGCGGGTGCGGTTGCTGTCACCCATCGCGGTCGTCTCAAGCTCGTCAGCGGTTTCGGTCCAAGTCACACTCGCGATGTGATCGGTCAAATCGACGGAATTCACGGTCACGGTGACCGAGTTGGAAAGAAAAACGGCCATCAGTCGGCCTCACTTTCTGGGTTGGCCTTTCGGCTGTTTTTCGGTTTCGCTTCGGCCAGGTGGCCTGCGGCGATCAATGCGGGCACGTTCGCGCCCTTGAGGTCGTCGTCGGTCACGGTGTCGCCGTGCTCATGGCCGACGAGCTTGTGTGACGTGACGGTGTAGCTGGTCATCGTGCGTAGACCTCCACGAGAAAACGGGCACCGATGAACTCGGTATCTGCAAAGGCTACCACGCCGTAGTCGACGGCCTGGCGAACCTGGCACGTCGTGGCTGCGCCGCCGAGGGTCGGGTCGGCCTCGACAGCTGCCGGCACGCTGTTCGCGCCGCTGATGAGGTCGTCGAGGGCGTCCTGGGCGAACTCCTCGGTCATGGATTGCACTGCGCAGACCAGCTCGAAGTTGAACACGGTGAGCGAGCCGCCGCTGCCGATCATGCTGTCGTGGTAGGTGGCGACAGGCCGGCCAGGAACGACCACAGCCGCCGGCGCAACGATCCGGCTCGGGACGGTGGCGTGCACGGTCAAGAACGTCGGCACAGTCTCGAGCTGCGCAGCAAGGCCGTCACGAATGGCGGTGTAGTCAGCCATCAGGCGGTCGCGAGCCGCTTGTATTGCTGGAGCAGGGCGGCGACGTCGGGATCTTGGCGGCTGATGCGGGCGATGCCGTAGTCGGCGAAGCCGGTCATGATGCCGAGCGGGGATGCTTTGCGCTGGTACAGGCGTGCGGCGAGGATGAGGGCGGCCTGCTGCACTGCGTAGGGCACAGCTGCGTCGTTCTGGTCGCCATAGGCGGCTGTCACTTGCACGGCTGGCCGGCCGGATGCGTACCGGGGCCATTCGCTCGACACGTTGAGCAGCGACGTGAACGGCGGTTCATTGAACGGCTGCACCACGAAGTCCTCGGTGACCGTCAGCAGCGTGTCATACGTTCCATCGTTGCTCGTGTCGGTGCGGACGACGAGGCCGGTGAGGGTGTGGAACTGGTCGACGTAGAGCACATGCGGGTCGTCGGCCCGGTACACACGCGCTTCAAGGGTGGACTCAAACGTGGTGTTGGTGTAACCGTCGACCAGGTCCTGCGCTGCGTTGATCGCTGCGGTGAGCGGCGTGTCCTCGGACGTGGTGCCGCTCGGGATGCCGAGGTAGTCCTTGAGCACGCTGAGCGACGTGTACGCCATCGTCAGCCCTTCTTGGCCTTCTTGGTGGCCTTCTTCACCGGAGCGGGCGCAGGCGCAGCAGCGGGAGCCTTGACGGGCTTCTCAACACGGCTCGGGGCCTGCTTCTTCCAGAGTGCATCGGACATGGCGAACTCCTCGAGGTTGGGGTGTCGGCCGGGCCGGGACTGGTACCGGCCCGACCGACGGAGTGGTGACCTACAACGAGGTCATGGGGGGGATTACAGCGTGGCGTTGAGGCCGGTGCCGGTGATGACAGCGACGCTGTTCGGATCACGCACCAAGAAGGCGCTGTAGCCGTAGGCCACGATCCGGACGGTGAGAGTGCCGGAGCCGACGCTGTCGTACTGGACGACAAGCGGCGAACCGCCGTTCTCTTCCCACAGGATGACGTCGTCGGAGCGCATCACGATGATGGCGTCCTCGTCGGTCCCGGTGCCAAGGTTGGTCGGGATGTTCGAGTCGGTGACGACAGGCAAGCCCGCGATGGACATGGTCGGAGCGCCATACGAGAGCTCGCCGGTGCCCAGCACGTTCGACGCCGTGGCGACGACCGGCTGCATGAGCGGGCGGTTGCTCGAATCGAGGCTGCCGGCGATGAACGCCGCACGGCGGGGGTGCATGACCACCACGTCGGGCGACAGGAACTTCGACGTCTGCACGGCCGAGATGGCCTTGACGACCTGCTGCCAGGTCTCCGCACCGGTCGGCGAGGCGTCGGTGTAGGTCACCGAGCCGATGCCGGCGGCGTTGAGAATGCCGGTGGAAGCTCCGCTGGTGCCGTCGCCGTTGATGATGTTCGAGTCAAGGGCGGTGGCGTAGCTCATCGTCAAGTCCTCAATGAGGAGCTGGTCGACGCCGATGCCTCGGGCGAGGGCCTGCGCCGAGAAGTCCTGCATGCCGGCGATGGTGACGACGTCGGCCGTCATCAGGGTGTCGTCGACGGTGGTCTCGGAGACAGCCCCGCCTTCCTGCTGGATCGCAGCCGAGCTGGACGTGGTGACCCGCGACAGATTCACGGTCATGCCCGACTCGGTGAGCGGAAGGTTGCGCACAGCGTTGGCCGTGGGACGACCGGCCTGGGCCTTCGCAACCGCAGCGTCGATGAGGTAAGCCGGCGGAACGAGGCCGGCGACGTTGGCGGTGGTGCCGTCACGGTTCTCGACTGCGACTTCCTGCATGTGACGCTCGAGGCGCTGACGGGCCGCGATGTCGTTGCGGGACTGGGAAGCGACGAGGTCAGCAAAGAACGAGTGATCGCCACGCTCGTGGTAGGTGACGGGCTCGCTGTTGACCTGGACGACGCCGGCGGCCGAACGGGCCTCGGGTTCGTCGGTCGCAGCGACCTCGGCACGGAGCTTCGCCGCTTCGAGGTTCTTGACCTGAATGGCACGAAGCTCGGTGATGCGCTCGTCGAGGGCATCGGCTCGGGCCTTGAGGTCGGCGAGGTTCTTGTCTTCGGCCTCGGAGAGGTCACGCGCCTCGTCGGCTGCGCGGGTCAGGATGCCGTCGACAGTTTCGGACAGTTCTGCTCGTTCTTCGACGAGCTGGTCAAGCAAACGCACGGTTGCGCCTTTCTTGGAGTGGGTGGTGGGGTGTCGGGTGCTGGCCGGGTGCCCGTAGCTGGCGGGCGGCGCTTCCAGCGGCGCAACGTGGGTTTCGGGTGAATCTATCAGATCAGTCGGCCAGGTAAAGGACATCGACAACCTGGCCGGCCAGGTCAGCGATGGCGTACAGCGGCGACAAGGCCGGCAGGACGAGCTCGTGGTATGTCGTTTTGTGCAGGTGGAACCCGGTTGAGTTGGACACGGTGGCGTCACCGATCCAGATTGACTGATTTGAGTCGTGGTGCAGGTAGACGTGGCGTGTGACGTCCGAGGCGGGGATGATTTCGATGGCGCTTGTGCCGACGGTGATTTGTGCGGACTTCACGCGAACGCTCCACGCCAGCGGGCGAGCCTTGGTGCGATCTCGGGGTCGTCGGCGTCGAACTGGCGCACGGCCAGGACGCGAGCGCCGTCGTAGGCCGGTTGGGCCACGAAGCCGACGTGGTCCATGCGGGCCTCGACTCGGACGATGTGCTGCTGGTCGCCGCGTGTCTCGGTGCGGGAGCGCACTGGGATAAAGCCGACCGAAAGGCCGGTGACCATGCCGTCATCGGCGAGGCTGAGCACTTCGGCGGCTCGTTCGGTGCGGGCCATGCGGAAGTCGGCGACGAGGCCGTCGGCGGTGTTTTGCCAGGCGACCGAGTTGCCGACGGGCAGCGTCGACCGTGATTCGTGCTGCTGGTACAGCGGAATACGGTCGCCACGTTCCTTGAGCGTCTTTGTGAATGCGCCACGCTCAAAGCTCTCGGTGAGGCCGTTCGGCATGCGGTATTCGCCATCCCAAGGGACGACCACGCCGACCAGGTGACGGAACCCGTCGTCGTCGGTGCGTGTCTCAATGCCGTCGAACGTGACGGTGCGTGTTTCGATCTCGGTCACGTCAAACCCTCCAAAGCTCGGACCTCGTCGATGGTGAGGAAGCCGGCCCGCAGACCGGTCTCATAGGCGTCATATCGTGTTTGTGTGTCTGCTCGCAGCACAGCGTCGAAGTTGAACACGGCCCGCTGACCTCGAGGCAGCAGCGTCGACAGCGCCTCCTCGATCTTGATCGCCAGCGGCCGCAGCGTGAACCGAACGAAGAACTGCGAGTCCTGCTGCACGTTGCTGTAGGTCTTCGAGCCTGCGTCAGAGGGGACGCCCACGAGGTGCGGCGGGACACCAAACAGGGTGCACATCTGCTCGGCGTTGTAGCGCCGGCTGTCGAGCAGCTCCATGTCGACCGATGAGAACTCGAGCGGCTGGTACTTGACGCCGCCAGACAGCACGGCCGGGCCTCGTTGCCGGCCGCCGTTGCCAGCGATCCACGCCGCTTTCAGGTCTTGGGCCTGGTCGCTGGTGATCTCGTTTTCAGAGTGCAGCACGCCGTCGGGCACAGCGCCGGTCATGAACGCTTCGCCGGCGTACTGATCGGCTGCGAGCGTTTGGGCGATGGATTGCGTGTTCCATTGCAGCGGGCCGTAGCCAAGGGCGTGGCCCGGCAATGTCTGATTCCTCAGGTGTAGCAGGTCCTCAGGATTGATGACGCCTTTGGCAGTGCGGTAGCGGATTTGACCGTCGACGACGGTGACCTGGACGGCCTCGGGGTCAAGCAGCATGACGCTTGTGGCGAACCCAAGTGTTGAGCGGCTCGCAACCAGGAGGTACGCGTTGCCGTTCACCAACATCGAGGTTGTCAAAGCGGCCATGAACTCGGAGCGGGTGCGGTCGACTTCGGGAGCTGCGAGCAGCGGCGGGGTCTCAAGGATTTCACCGTTGCGTTCGACGTTGATAGGCAGCGAACCCAACTGATCGCTGATGAGGGCGACGCAGCGGTTGGCGACGACGTTTGACAGCAGGGTGGCGCGTGTGACGGTGATCGGGCCGGTGATCGGCTGACTGACGGGCTGCCTCGGTGGCAGCGAAAACGCCGTGTTGAAGCGTTCTTGGCGTCGGATCAGGTCGCCGATCATCCTTCACCAGCCTCGACGGCGGCCGACACGATGACGACAGCGATACCGACAGCGAACGCTGCCGGCCACGCTCCGAACTCCATCAGAACAGCGAAGATCGCCAGCAGCAGCCCGGCGACTTGAAGGGCGGCGTGATACATCAAAACACCTGCGGGGTCGGTTTTGGCGCGACTGAGATTGCGCCCCATAGCGCAAGGCTAGCAGCCACCAGCGGCGTGATCGGGCTTTCATCGCTCGTGCGTTTCCACGCCCACCGGTCACCGAGCCGCCGGCGGGTCGCCGAGGCTACTGCGTCGGTCAGAATGCTGTCGCCGAGGTGAGCGAGTTTGCCGTCAACAATGGCGTCATGCATCGTGGCGCAGCTGGCGCAGTAGTCACGCGCACCGACCTCGAGCGTGTTGAGGTGCTGCAAGTGTGGCAACAGCGACCCAGCGGCTGCGCCGGCGTCAATGACGATTGTTGCGCCCCAGCGTTGTGCGAGCTCGGCGAGGCGTGCGGGCACCCAGCCGACACCGGGCCGGTGGTCGACAATCTCGGTGAGGTACCGGTCGCCGGTCTGCGACGCAATCGCAATCGTTGACCAGTCTCGCATCGGGCTGACGTCGACGCCGAGGGCGAGCTTGTCGCCGTGCGGCAGGTCATGCTCCTCAAGCTGTGCAAACACGGCCAGGTCGAGGGCGTAGTCGCCAGCCTCCAACGGCCACCGGTTCAGAATCTCTCGGTCGAACAGGTCGGTGGTCATCGTGCCGTGAAAGTCCTCGACGGCCGCCATCGTGACGCCTTTTTCCTCGGCCAGCGTCGGGATCGCTGCCAGCCACGTTTCAGGATCGTCAGGGTCAGCGTCGTCGGCCGCAGCCCACTCAAACCACGCCAGCGAGGGCGAGTCACCAGCCCGGCCGAGATCACGGTAGTGGCGCAGCAGCTGCGACGAGCTCGTGCCAGCGTTCGAGGCGAGCCACATTTGCGACGACGGCCTCGTCGACATTGTCGGGCCGAGGGCACCGACAAGCTCCAGCGGATGCGCCAAAGCCTCGTCAATGACGACCAAGTCGAGCGACAACCCTCGTGCACCGTCCTTCGAGGGGGTGACGACTCGGAACGACGCGCCATTGGACATGGTGAGACACTCGGAGCCGTTGGCGAGTCGCAGCTGTTGAAAGCGTGAGCCGAGGCCGGGCCGCAGCATCTCGACAGTTTCTTGGAACTTGAGGCGTGCGCCGCCGCGATCCTGGGCGGTGTAGGCGACATGCCCGCCGGCGAGCAGCTCCAGGCCGATACGGGCCGACAACAACGCCGTTTTGCCATTCTGCCGGCCGACACTGACACCGACGGTGCGGCGCTTGTACCGGCCGGCCTCGTCGACCTCGAGGGCCACGTCAGCAACCTGCCGCTGCCAGCCGAACAGCTCCAGCCCCATGAGCTCGGCGACTTGGGCGAGGTAGTGCCCTCGGCTTGGTGAGTCGCTTGCAGGTGTGGCGTGCAAGGCCGCCGGGTAGGTCATATGGCCTTCAATGCGTTCTCAAGCGAAGCCAGAGCATCCTCATGCGGAATCGACAGGTCTTTGCAGGATTGAAGCAAAACGGCCGCAATCTGAGGGATTTGCCCGGCACCGTCAGCGCCGGCCTCGATCGCATCCCAACGATCAGCCAACCCTCGGCACGTTTCGACCGTCACCGGGTCGCCATCAGCCGTTTCGAGGTACGTTTCTACAGCTTGTCGGTGTCGGCCCATCTCACCATCTCCTCGACGTCACAGGTTTCGGCTTTCTGCGTTGTGCGGACAGCCGGCCGCCTCGGGATGCATTGCACGGGCCGCAGCTCGGAACGTACTGCCCGACCCACTCGCCAGGCGGGAACGACGCCAGCGGCGGAACGTGGTCGGCCTCGGTCGCCACAGCGCCACGACACCAAACGCACACCGGCCGGTCAGCGAGCAGCTCGGCCCGGGCCTGGCGGTGGCGGTGGTCGTACCCCATCGCCCCAGGGTACCCCACGCC